TATAAAACAGAATATTGTATATTATGCTGAAAAGGTAGGTGGTAAAAATGAATGAAAAATATACTATAGAAGAATTATTAGATAAAATAGCAGAGTTAGAATTAGAAAATGAAGAATTAAGAGATAGATTAGCATGGGAGATACAGGATAAAGAAGATAACTATAAGCCCTTAACTCCTAGTGAATTAATTGACTGGAGTGAAAGGTGGTAAAATGAAACAAATATTAGGATTTATAAGTATTATGTTAATAGTATTATTGTTTGGATTTGGTTTAGGATATGCTTTTAAAGAATCACAGACAAAAGATATGGAAAAAGTAATACTACAGAAATATTGTAATAAGTATGGAGGGTGGATGTGTGAATAATAATAAAATAACTGACAAACAAAAGAAAGTTATATTAAATAATCTGGATTTGTTAGAAAATTGGCAATTAGAAGAAATTATAGAAATGATAGGTATTGATGATTTAGATAAAAAATATGCAAGTGAATTAATAAAAGATATTTTCGAGGTAGAAAAAGAACTTGCCGGTACATCTTATGAAGATATTTGTTAAAAGGCAGGTGAGTAATTATGAATAAAGAAGAATTAATTGAAGTATTAAGGCAATTTGATGAAAAAAGAGTTGAAGAATTACCAGAAAAAACAAGAAATATATTTTATGCAATAATGGAAATTGCAGATGAAAGAGATGAATTGAAAAACATAATAAATGAAGCAAAAGAAGAATGTAAATCAGTAATAGGTAATCCTGAACATACAATAGTTAGTAAAAATGAATTGATGAAATTAATGTTAGATACATTAAACAAAGGAGATAAAAATGAATAAAGAAGAATTTATAGGTAAATTACAAATGGTATATGTAGGAGATAGAAATGCTTTTAATGAAATAGTAGAGGATAATCAAAAATTAAAAAACGAAGTAGTATATTCTAAAGTAGAAATAGATAGATTAAATAAAGAGTATGAAAGAATATACAATGAAAATTGTAAATTAAGAGAAGAACACAATATAACAGATATCAAGTTATTAGATGAAAATAATAGATTGAAAAATATAATTGATGAATTAGAAAGCTATTTAGAACAACAATGGTTAGAATGGAAAGGGGACTATGATGATGGAATTGTTGCTATGGCTATTGAAGACAAGAATGTTTTAGATAAACTAAAAGCATTAAAGGAGAATAAGTAAATGAATATATTATTAAATATGTTATTAGCAATAGGAATAATAATATTAGGATTAATTGGTTTACTAACCATAATAGTATTAATAATTATGATTATAACAGTTATACAAGGAATATCAGAAAAGGAGAAATAAGTAAATATGAGCGAAGAAATAAAATTTGACCATTTCAAAGATATAAACGAATTATTAGAACATATTGATTTATGGTATAGAGAAGATGATATAGAATATACAAGATGGTTTGGATTAGAAGATTTACATATTTTGAAAATTTATATAACATCTTTACAACAAAAAGTAGAACAATTAGAAAACATAAGAAAAGAAGCTATGGAATGTATTGAAACAGATAGCATTGAAATAAATACAAAAGAATATGGAAATTTAACAGTTATAAATAGTGATGATTTATTAAACATATTAAACAAAGGAGATAATAAATGAAAACATTAGAAACAATAACGACTATATGTGGGTGTTGTGCTATTATAATTGCTTCAATAATAGCAGTAATCTTATTTATAGGATTAGTAATATTATTAATTGATGAATTTAAAGATAGAAGGAGATAAAAATGGAAAGTAATATATATAACTATGAAGTAATAAAATCAATGATGAAAAGTCCTAAACAAGACTTATTACCAAATGATGTATTGATATATAAAAACGGTGAGAAAGCAGTATTATATGAACAATACTTCTGGATGATATTAAAGTTTTATGATGATAATTTAAATCATATTTATAATGATGATTATACAATTATAGAAGTATTAAGACCACATTATGAGAGAATATATGATAGAGAGAAGGTTAAAAAGAAATGAATAAAGATATGATGAGAAACCTACTAGATGATATGATTTTGGAAGAAAATTTTTATAAAAATAAAGATAGAATTAAAGAAATAAAATATTTAATATTTTTAAAAAGTGAAATGATATCAATTCTTAAAAAGGATATCAAAAATCTACACATGGAGCTCCAATCAAATCAAAAAAGCAAGGCTTATGAAAGGAAAAGATAAAATGAACTATAAAGAAATTGCAAAAGGCTTAAATCAAGCTATCACAGGGGAAAAGTTTGTTAACAAAGATACAGATAAGTTTATTTATGCTAGTTTATCTCAACCTCCTATAAGAATAATAAATAAAAATAATAGTGATGATGAGTTAGATTTTACAGTGGAGTGCCCTAATTGTGGCAGACACGTAAATTATGGAACAGAGATCTTTATGGTATCAGGTCATATTTATTGTTCTAAGGAAGATTGCAAAGAGGAAGTTTACAAAAAATGGAATATAGAGAAATAGCAGATAACTTTTTTAAGCAAACCTGTGATATGATAGCTTTTGAATCAAGAGAAGAGTGGCTTAAATTACGTATGAAAGGTATAGGAGGTTCTGATGTTAGCTCTATAATGGGACATAATAGATGGAGAAATAGAAAAGAAGTATATAGAAGTAAGTATGTACTTGACCCTGAAATAACTAATGATGCTATTGAGTTTGGTAATGCTTTTGAACCTATTATTAGAGAATCATTTGCATATAAATATAGAAATGTCTATGAAACATTGGATTACAAAGATACAATGTTTAGAAATATATTTATACCATATTTTCAAGCAAGTTTAGACGGTGTGTTAGTAGAAAAATCAACTAATAGTGTTGGTATATTAGAAATTAAAACTACACAAAATAAAAAATCTAAATGGTATTATGAAGACGGAAGTAAAGGTGTCCCTCAGGAATACATAGACCAAGCTATACACTATTTCATAACAACTAATGCAGATTTTGTAGTATTCTATGCTTTAGTGAATTATGATAGAGATGATATTGATAGAGATATGGAGTTCTTAAAACCTAGAAGAATAAATAGAGAAGATGTTTTAGAATATAAACAAGAAGTAGAAAAAGAATGTATAGATTTTTGGGAAAATTATGTTAAAAAAGGTATTGAACCTAAAAATTTAGTTGTTTTTTAAGGAGGTTAGTGTGTTATTTAAAGATAAGTATAATTTAAAATATAAGACACTTAAACACAATAATAAATATTATTTAGTATCAGTAAATAGGGGCAACGACCATAATACTTATTATAAAGTGCAAGTGTCAGGAAAAGAAAATGTGTTTAAATATATAAGAAATAATAATTTAACAGTGATAAAGGAGGAGGAAGAAAATGAAAGTTAATAATAATCATATTGCATTTCTAAGAGAATATGAAAAATTATGTAATAAATATAAAATGGGTATAGATGGTTGTGGTTGTTGTGGTAGTGCTTTTTTAACAGATTGGACTAGTGGTAATTTTGAATATAGCAACGACTTGAAATATATTACCTATGAGTATTCTGAAAAAAAAGTTTTAATTAACGATAAAACTATAGATGAACTTGAAAAGGAGGTAAATAGATGAAACATTATTATTTAATATATCAATATCATGATTTATTTATGAGAGAATTTTATAAAAAAGAAGAATTAGATAATTATTTAAGAAGCTTAACAGAAGTGTATAAAAATGATCCTGATTTTATATTTAGAGTTATATATGGGGAAGATTATGAGGAGGAAAATTATGCTTAATGAATTAGAGAGACCAACTTTAAATATTTCATTAGATTTAGATATTCCTAAAATGGAACCTTTAAAACATGATTTAGATAAAGTTGAAATATTTGCTAAAAAACTTGATGAGTTTTACAGAGATGCTATAGAAAAATCAGATGATTTAGATATAAGACTTGTAAAACAAGAAAGAACTAAAGTAAGGAAGGTGATAAAGACTATAGAAGATAATAGAAAGGCTATGGTGAAAGCCTATAAAGAGCCCATTAAAGATTTTGAAGATACTTCTAAAAGAATTGAAAAGATTTTAAAAGGTACTGACGGTATGATGAAGGAATTAGTTGATGCAGACAAAGCAGCTAATGAAGATCCGTTTGGCGGACTATCGGTAGATGATAAGACTTATAGAGTTACATTTAGTTCATCATTTGAAAATTATTTAAAAGTTAGAAAATATTTAGAAAAATTAGGAATTATTGTGAAATTAGAGGAGGAATTATAAAATGACAAAAGTAAATTTAAAAAGTAAAATTAATGAAATTAGATATGAATTATCAAAGAAAATGAATAAGAGTGGAAAGAATGATTATAGTAAGTATGATTACTTTCAATTAAAAGATTTTATGCCACAGGCATTAGAATTATTTAATGATAGAGGGGTTTATACAGAATTTTGGGTTAGTAAGGACAAATATGAGTTACCAAGTAAAACAACTATTAGTAGAACATTTAACGAAAATGGAGAAATTGCTACTGAAACAGAAATTAAAGAAGAAAATTTTGAATATAAAGAGTTTGCACATTTATTAGCAGTTAATTTAGATGATGAAGATGACACAATAGAACTCACTAAAGAAACAGCAGAAGTTAGATTACAAGCTGCACAGCCTATTCAAAATTTAGGTGGTAAAACTACATATATGAAAAGATATATGTATATGGATTTATTAGAAATTAATGAAAATGATAAAGTAGAAGAAGAAACTGGTAAACCTGTTAAAGTGGAAACTAAAACAACTACTAGAAAAACAACTAAGAAACCTGCTGTATCCACAGTAAGTACTAAGGCAGAAGTTGCACCAGCTAAAATAGAGATACCAGAAACAGACACATACACTGCTGGAGATCCTGTTGAACAAGTTGATGCAAGTGAATTAATGTCAATGGAAACTAAAATTGAATTAGCTAATAAAATTAAAGAGTTTGGGGGAGACCCTAGAAAAGAGATAGTAGAAATTGCTAAAGAGTTAGGTACTGATGTACCATTATTAAAAGAGTCTGATAAAGACACAATATTAAATATGATAGAAAATAGATTAAGTTAGGAAAAGGAGAGATAATATGTTTAATCATGTAATATTTAAAGGAAATTTAGTAGACAATGTAAAAACATCACAAAATGCACAAGGAAACTTAAGTGCTTTTGGAAAAATTGGAGTTTATAATGGGAAAGATAAAAATGGAGAACAAAGACAATCAATGTTCTTTGATATAGTAGCTTTCGGAAAAAATGCTGAACAATTAAGAGATTTAGCACAAAAAGGTACATCTATAGTTGTATCAGGAAGATTAGAAGAAGATACAACAGTATCACAAACAAATGGAAAAACATATGTTAATAAAAGAATTGTATGTGACAATGTAAGTGTATGTGTTAGACCACAACAAAATAATAACTATGCTGCACAACCTCAATATACACCTGGATATGCTGCACCACAACCTGCTTACCCAACATCAGTACAAACTGCAGCATCACCATGGTAGGAGGTAAATTATGGATCCATTAATAGTAGTGGAACATTTAGACTATGAAATAATAGATGTAAAAGCTTATATTAAAGAAAACAATGAAGTATATACAGTTGTTGAATATTGGAAAGATAATCTGCCAATGCGTAGAACTTTTATAAATTATTTGAAGGAGGAAAACAATGAAACTATTTAAAGAATCAAAAAGGCAACCTATTAAGTTTACAAATTTTAAATTTATAGGGGTTGCTAAGAATTATGCTAATATATGTTATTATTATAAAGAATTACCTAGAGATAACTTTGAATTAATGACACTTAATATAGAAGTAACAAAAAGAAAACCAGAAGTAGGAGCTGGAACAAATGTTAAAGTTATTGATCCTTTTATGGCTACTTATTTATATGCTATAAAAAATGATTTAAAAATAAATGATAGAAAAGAATTTGTTTCTGGTGTAATATATACAACATTTAGTGATTTTGAAGAAAAGACACAAAAAGATATGATTAAAAAGTTTAATTCTGCTGTGCCTAAAGAAATAAAAGAATTTGAAAGTTACAAAAAAGCAAAGAAAGAAGGATTTAGTCTACTTTATTGTAGTAATGATGAAAACAAAGACAGGTCTTTTGGTGTTGTTAACCTTGTTATGGTAAAAGACGAAAAGATTGTAAGTAAAGATGAAAGAATTGATATTAATAGTGCTTACACATATTTCAAGCCATTGAAGTTTATGGTATCACCTATGTATTTAGCTGGTAAAACTAAAGAAAAATATATAGAGATAGATTTACAAGATGTTATTGTAGACCATGACTTACTAATCTAATAGAAAGAAGGGAACTATATGAAATTACATTTTTTTGAAGATTATGTTAAAGAAATGTTTAATAGGTCTAAAATAGATACAATGTTCCCTGATGATAAGGGCAATATTAAAATGTGTTGTCCTTTTCTTCACACTAAAAAAGAGTTTGATGGAAACACTTGGGAAGAAAAAACTGTAGAATATTATGAATCAATACCTAGTTCTAGTATTAATTTAGAAATGAGAGCTTTTCATTGTTTTACTTGTAATAGGTCTTTTAATGAATTAGAATTTGCTCAAGAAATAACAGGTAAAGACACTGAAAGTTTAATAAGAGAGTATACAACTAAAGAGGAATTAAAAAATGATACAATTAATTGGAATGATTTACAACATAAAGCTCTACTTGATAATAAAGAGGTTTTACAGAAATTATATGAACTAAAAATAAATGATGATACTATTGAAAAACTTAGTTTAGGATATATTACTAATTGTTTAGCTACTCCTGTGTTTAAAAATGGGCAGCTTATAAATATAGCACGTTATAATATAAATAAAATACCAAATAAACCTAAAAACGAGTATAACAAAAACGCAAATACTGGTGATATTGTGCCATTTGATATTTGGAAAAATGACTTTAATGATACTATTATATGTGAAGGAGAAAAGGATATGATAGTAGCAAGAAGCCAGGGTTATAATGCTATTACTTTAACAGGTGGTGCACAAGCAAATATTCAAAAAGATTATTTAAAATATTTTAAAGATAGAAAAGTTTATATTTGTTATGATAATGATGATGTAGGGAAACAAGGTTCTATAAAAAGATACAAAGAATTAAAAGAATATTGTGATGTTTATATTCTCGATTTATCAAAAATTTGTGTATTAAATAAAGAAGATATTACTGATTTCTTTGTTAAATATGGAAAGACTTCAAAAGATTTTGAAAATATTATGAAAGATGCATGTAAACCTACAAATGAAGAACTAAACAAAATAAAAGAAAAAACTGAACTTAAAATAACAAAAATTGAAGATAATATAAAGAATAACTGTTTTAAAAAATATTTAAAATCAACTTTACAAATTGTTGCAACTTGTACAGAAACTTATGCAGTTCCTGAATATGCTATATTCAAACCTAAAGAAGGCGTTGATGATGAAAAAGTAGCAGCTTGGTATTTATCTAGTTCACATGAAACTTTTTTAGAATTAATGGAAGGAACAGTAAAAACAAGGGATATACCGAGTACTATTGCTGGCATGATAAGGTTAGATAAAAATTGGAATAAAAGTCTTAAAGTTGACTTAGGAACATTACAATCAATTTACAAAGTATCAGTTACAGATATTGCGTTAGAAAATGATGATAAAGCTTCTGAGTTTACTATAGATTTATATTCTAAGGTGCCTTTAGATATTGGAAGTATTTATGAGATTACTTATAGGTTATATCCTCACCCAAAACAAGGTAGAAAAATAATAGCCATAGCAAAAGATATTAAACAAACTTCTTATGATTTTGACACTTCTAATATAGAATATCAAGAAAGTTTAAATTTATTTAAACAAGATAGTTCAATAGAATCTAAAATAAATGATTTATATGAGAGTGCAAAATGTCATATTGCTCCATACTTGAATAAAGATATATGGTTTTTAATGGATCTTGTATTTAATTCACCTTTAGATATAATTTATAAAAATAAAATGAGGGGAGCTTTAGATGTGTTTGTACTTGGTGATACAAGAACAGGTAAATCAGAAACATCAAAAGCATTAAAACAATTATATGATTTCGGAGAAATAGTACCTTTAAAAACTGCAACAGTTGCTTCTCTTATTGGAGGTACCGATGATAAAATTAAAAAAACTAAATTAGGGGTTATTCCTAGACATCATAAAGAATTAATTGTTATGGAAGAATTTAGTGGTGCTCCTATGGATTTTATAAAAACATTAACTGAAATAAGGTCTAGTAATATGGTTAAAATATACAGGGTTGCTGGTGATGTACAGGCTCCTTGTAAAATAAGAATGATTACAATATCAAATCCAATTAGTGAAAATGGGCAATTAATGACATTAAGCTCTTATCCTAATGGAGTAGAACCTATTAATGAATTAATAAAATCGCCAGAAGATATAGCTAGATATGATGCTTTTATATTATTTCCTAGAGTTGATAAACTATCAAATCCTTTTGGAACTAAAGTAAATGATGATTTGAAAATAGACCAAAAACATTATCAAATAAAAAGTAAATGGATTAAATCACTTACAAGTGATAATGTAGTTATTAATAATGATATTGGGGGTTATATATTTGAAAAAGGGATAGAACTTAACAATATATTTGAGTGTAGTTTTACAGTATTTGGAAGTGAAACTGATAAAAAAATTGCTAGAATGTCTGCTGCACTTGCTTGTATGTTATGTTCTACAGATGATTATAAAAACATAAAAGTAAAAAAAGAACATGTAGATTACATTGTTGACTTTATTAAAAGAATTTATGATAACAATGTATTTAGATTAAGAGAATTTGCAAATGAAGAAAAGTCTTATATTTTAACTGTTGATAAAGATACTAAAGAATTAGAAAAAATATATCCTAAAAATGTTACATTTATTGATTTCTTAGCTAATACATCTAAAGTAAATAGAAATGAATTAATGACTGTATCAGGATTAGGAAAAGATGATTTTAGTAAAATATTTAATTTATTAGTTGCAAGAAAGTTCATAAAATTAAGCAGAGATTTAGTATCACCAACAGTAAAATTTAGAAATACATATAGAATTATGAACAAGTCATTTAATCTTGCAGATAATTCTAATATTGATGAAGATGTGAATATATTTTAGGAGGATAGAATGGAAAATAGGAGATTAAAAGAGATAAAATTATCATTATATATAAATTATATTGATAAAGCAAAAAATAGAGAAACTTATAGTAATCTTATGAAAATATTAACTTGTGTAGCGGCTACATTAGGTAAAGAATATTTAGAATCTTTTACTAATCTTGTTAGACAATCAATTGGTGATGGATTACTTGAAGCTTCTAATAAAGAAATTGTATTAACTTGTGAAAATTATCTTAATAAAAAGAAAACTGCGAAACTTTTAGGAATTGCTAATTCAACTTTGTATTATAAATTTGGGGATTTATTAGATAGAGATATTGATGATTCTAATATTAAAGAACCTCTATTAAATGAAGAAAATGATAATATGATGATTGATTTTATGATAAATTTTATTGATAATTTTAAGTTTAAATTAGGTAAAAAAGAGCATGAATTAAAAGATAAAGAAAGAACATATGAACTTGAATTTTGGCTAATATATGATAAATTAATAAATATATTTAGAAATGTTGGGATGTGTGATAAATTTATATTTAATATTTGTAATAATTGTGATATTGATTATTCTGCTGTATCACAACTAAAAAATAATATTCATATTATAAATCGCTCTTATCCTAATTTTAGATATAATAACAGATATTTTATGCAAGAAATTGTAACGTTATATACTTATAAAGGTTTGACAAAAAGCTCAATTGGTTCAAGTATTCTTGGAAGAGATGCTTCATATTTATACAATGGTACTAATAAGAACTTTAAAGAAATACCTAAAGATGAATTATCTTGGCAATATACTCCCACAATTGATTGGGGAACTATAAATAAAGACGCAGTTTTACAATTTATTCAATTATTCCATTCCTTTATAGAATATGACATCTAAACAATTTTTATTTAATAAATTTAATTATAAGACTTTAGAAATAAAAACTCTTAATGATATAGAAAGTATGGAATGGGATTTTGCTTTAAGTAATACTAAATATTTTGCTTATGATACAGAAACAACTGGATTAAACTTTATGAAAGATAAACCTTTCTTAATAATATTTGGTTTTGATAAGAGTGTATATTATTGGGATGCTAACTTTAAAGAAGCCACTTATGCGATGTTTAAAATAGTACAGAGTACAGATAAAATGTTATTTGCACATAATGCTAAATATGATTATCACATGCTACATAACATAGGAACACCTATTCCTGATAATATAGAATTGTCTGATAGTATTACACTTTTTAGATTAATAAGTGATTGTGATGATGACTTTCAAAGTATGCGACTTGAAAAATTAGGTGAAAAATATGTAGATCCTGATGCAAAATTTGCAGGGCATGAAATTAAAAAAATGTTAGAACACATGAAAGCTGAAAGAAAAAGACTTGTATGCACTAATTATAAAGCTTTAACAGGTGAAAAGTCTTTTAAAGATGCTTGGGAAACATTCTCTAATAGAGTAAGATTTATTACAGAATATCATGAATGTTTTGATGATTATAAAGAACCTACTTATTATGATGCTTACTTGCAGGATCCTGAACTTGTTAAACAATATGCTGTTGATGATGTTGTTATCATATTAGAGTTCTTAAAAAATGTGGGTCCTTTATATGCTAAAAGGTACTGGAATTATAAAACAAACTCTATAGATACAAGAACCTGGAAAAGAGAAAATAAACTTATTAGAGGTATTGCATCTATGGAAAGAAACGGATTTAAAGTAGATGTAGATTATTTAATTAAATCCCACTATAAAGTAGAAAAATTCAAAGAAATGCTTTATAATAAGTTGTTCAAACTCACAGGCGAAACTTGGAAAGTAGGGCAGCATGCTGAGATAAAAAAATTTTTTGAAAGAAAATTTAACTTAATACTTGAAAAAAGTGATAAGAAAGCAATACAACAATTATCACATAATGATAATAAAGATATTGCTACTATTGCTAAATTAATTATTAAATTAAGAACTGTGGATAAGTGGTTATCTACTTATATAGATGGTGTATTAAATAAAATAATTGAAGTTGATGGAGAGTGGAGATTATATACATCTATAAATAATAATGGGGCTATTAGTGGTAGAGTTAGTTGTGATTTACAACAAATGCCTAAATATGCTATATATGAAACTGATGATGATGGTGATATGTTACTTGAAACATCTTTAGCTGATGATGATAGTAAGGAGTTATTCCATCCTAGAAAGTTTGTGATACCTAGTGAAGGTTATAAATTATATTTTATTGATTATTCACAAATGGAGCTTAGAATCCAAGCTAATTACACAATACTAGTGGGTCATACAGATTATAATTTATGTAGAGCTTATATGCCTTATGATTGTTATACTGTAGTGGAATTAACACATGATAAACTAGAATTTGATTATAAAAATCCTGAACATATAAAGCACGCTTATGATTGGAAGTGGTATAACAAAGATGGTTCAGAATGGAGTCCTACTGACTTACATACTAAAACAACACTTACAGCTTTCCCTGAGTTTGCTGATAAAACGGATACTAAAGAATTTAAAAAGAAATGGAGATACTTAGGTAAGAGCACAAATTTCGCTGAGATGATATTATGTTAAAAACCTTCACTTGTAAAAAGTGTGGTGATACATTTCAAAAAGAAATGAAATCATCTTATGTATGGTATTGTGAAGATTGTAGAAAGAAAAGAAATGTTGAAATAAATATGGCTGCTAAGAAAAGAAAACATCCTGAGACTGAAATAGGTGTTGGAAGTGGTAATAGTACTAGAAATAAAAGTCACTACAACCACCCATCATTTAAAACAGGAATACAGGCTTACAGAAATATTTATAAAGATGCACATAAAGATATTAAATGTGAATTATGTGGAAGTACAAAATATCTATGTGTACATCATTTAGATCATAATAGATATAATAATGATATTTCTAATCTGCAATGTTTATGTAAAAGTTGTCATCAAAAACATCACACAAAAAGAAACAAGAAAGGACAATTTACGGCGAAGTAAAACTGTGTGAACCTTAGCAAGGGTGTCCTAGAAATAGGGCTAACGAGGGAAGCCTAAGTCAGAAATGATATGGTAATCTCGTGCCAAGCCTCTTATGAGGAAGGTGTAACGACTATCGGCGATGAATGTAACCGAGTACACTGCTTATTGCTACAGTAGTGGAAGTGCACAGCAACTCAATGAGTTGAAGAAATAGTCTAGTCCTTATGGAAACATAAGGTAGTAAACGAAAAATTATGGTTGTGGTGCAAAGACTTTAGCTAGTAACCTAGATATAGACTTAGAAACAGCTACAAAGCTCTCAGATGCTTATAATAATGCTTATCCTGGTGTTATTGAATATCAAAAATCAGTACAAGCTGAATTAAATTTAAAAGGTTTTGTTACAAATTTATATGGTAGAAGATACTATCTAGAAAAGAGTACAAACTTTTATAAAGGAAACAACTATGTTATACAAGGAACAGGAGCAGATGCTTTAAAAGAAGTTGAAATTAAAATATGTGAATATTTAAAGGATAAAAAATCAAGATTTATACTACCTATTCATGATGAATTAGCTATAGAGGTAGCCCCTGATGAGGAATCTTATGTGCCTAAAGCTATAAAAGAAATGATGGAAAGTATAGGAAATACTATAAAATATTTGCCCATGGTGGCTGAGGTTGAAGCTACTGATACTAATTGGGCTGAGAAGCATGAAGTGGAGGTTTGATAGTATGAAAGTGATATGGAAAGATGTTAAAAATTTTGAAAATAATTATATGATTAGTAATACAGGTTTATTATATAGTAAGAAAGCTAAAAGAATATTATGTACACACCCAAATGGTGATGGTTATTTATCATTTCATGCATCTACTAAAAAAGGTAGCTTTACATTAAGAATACACAGACTTGTGGCTTCTCATTTTCTAAAAGAAGATGTTAATAGAAAGTGTGTAAATCATAAAGATGGGAATAAATTAAATAATAATGTTGATAATTTAGAATGGTGTACATATAAAGAAAATGCACAGCATGCTATAAAACATAAATTAAGAAAAGATAATAAACCTATAATTCAATTAAAAGATGGTATAAAAGTAAATGAATTTGAGTCAATTAGAGAAGCTTCAAGGTGCACAAAAATTGATAACAGAAGAATTTGTCACAATTTGAAAGGACATATTAAACAAACAGATGGTTTTACATGGGAATATAAGGAGGTAAATTTATGATAGATAAAATAGATGTAGAGAAATTTTTAATAAATAAGTATGGTGTAGAATGTCTTAATTATACAGGTTTTAAATACATAAGAGATATTATTATGAATAATGAAGATTACATTGCAGGAAAAACTATGAGAGAGCTAGGTAAAATTGCACATGAATATAATATACATACACATGCAGTAGAAAGAGCTATAAGACATTTTAAAAGTAAAGTAACAGGTGAAACAGAACCTAATACTGTTTTCTTAAACAACTTAATATTTGAATGTAAAGAACACATAAGGAATAAGAATGCCTAAAGAACAAACTATACAAGACCTTATAATGAATTATATTAGTTCCATAGGAGGTTTACCTGTTAAATTTAATAATTTTGGTATCTATGCTAAGGCAGGTGTATCTGATATACTTGCCTGCATAAAAGGTAGGTTTGTTGCTATTGAAGTTAAAAGACCAGGTAATAAGCCTTCTGCAGTTCAATTACAGTTTATTACAGCTGTAAACAGTATTGGTGGGTTAGCTTTCTGGGCTGACAATTTACAAGATGTTAAAGACAAATTAAAAGAGCTATCTTGAATAAGCTCTTTTTCTTTTTAATCTATTTAGTTTCATTTTATTAGTAGCATTTATTTCTGTCATTGTTGGAATATCTATACCTTGATTTTTTAATCGCTTAATAACAGCTTGATATTGTAACATTTCATCATATAATCCACTATTAACAATATTTTCTCTCTTGGTATTTTGTAATACTGACCTAAATATTTCAGCCCATAATTGTTGATTTGATTTACCATCTTGGTCTTTATCTAAGACAGCACGTACCTTCTTAATCAGATTAGTTGATACATTTTGCATACCAAATCCATTTAATATGGTTTCAGCTAATTGAGCAGTATCTTGAACACCTTGTGATCTAATACCTAATTTTTCTGCTGTATTTTTTAATGTATTATAGTTAGCATCTTCACCTGTGAATAAACTTTTACCTGTTATTATTTCTATTGGTGTTTTTATAAGTGGTGCAGTAGATGCTCCAGTTCGTTGTAATGGATTGCTCATAAATTCACCTAAATCAGATACAGGTAAATTAGCCTTTAAGAATAACTGCTCACCATCACTTCCTGTAAAAGGTAATGGTATTTGCATATTATTTTTTTGATAACTAGCTACCTTATCATCACCAACTGAATCATAAGCTTTATTTAAGGCTCTAAATAGTCTTTTATATTTAGGTGTGTTCTTTGCTACATTACTAGCTTGGAACATTAAGTTTTGTTTAGTAAATGTATAGAATGGTATGATCTTTTTGAAAAAGTTTCTTTCTAAATCACTCATATTATCTGGATCAAATAATACCATTCTAACAGCATCAACAGCATTTTTTCTTCCTAATTTACTTACATATTGTGGATTATCTTTAGCATACATCAATAAAGTTAAACGATTTAATCTATCCATACCTTCGTTAAGATTTGCACTAACTTTAGATGCTTTGCCTATTAAGCCTTTTCCACCTTCTTTTATAGCTTCTAAGCCTTGCCCTTTTACGTAAGCTTCAGCAAATCCTGCTGTATAGAAATCTTTTAATATATCAAAATCTTTCTTTTGTGCAGCTGTTAATGTACCTTTTCTAAAGGCATCCATTAGCTCATCTGATTTATTCCATAAGGAAGCAGCTCTTGTGTAATAAACAGGTAAATCTTTTGCAGGCATACCACTTAATACCATGTTGGTACTATTACCTAAAATATTTCTTATTTGAAAACCTGGAGTTAATGTAGAGAATTTTTTGAATGTATTATTTACACCATCAATAAATTTCATTAATGGTTTAATTTGATTTTTTTCTGCATTATTAGCCATGTTAAACATTTTAAGAACATCATTATCAACATAAATATCAGTTCCTTTAAATTGATTCATAACATTAGCAAGGTCTTGTGAATTTTTAGGAAGTATTCCATTATATTCACTTAGTTTATTAGCAAAATTTGTGCCATTTACTTTGGTAAATCCATAAGGAATTTTATCTCCAACCTCATCAGCCATTTTAATATATTTATTATTATTAAATAAACCTGTAACTAAAGCCTCATTATAAATTTGAGCACCTTTGTTAAATTCAGGTGTTCTTTTAACATAGTCAGCAAGGTTTTCCATAAAACCAGTGTTCATAAACTCAATACCTTCTTGACTTGTTAAAATATTAGCAGCTTTAGCTTGTTGCTCAATAATTTTGCTTTTAGAAGCAAATATTGCATCAGCTGAATTTTCTATTTTCTTTAGTGCAGCTTCTTGATATCTTATTTGTTTTGGTAAAGAATCAGCTAAATCTTGTGCAGATTCATAAATTGCTTTAACTTGCCCTTGTGTCTTTTTTAGTTTCTGCATTTCTTTTTCGATAGATCTTCCTGCAACTTTACCTTCTGTAAATGCTTTATTAGCTTTTTTTATAGCTTCTATACCTTTTTTATCTTGAAATTTCTTAGCAACATTTATATTGGTAGTAACCATTTTTTTTGAATTGTTCATTTGGTTTTTTAAATGTTCTAATTCAAAACCTGTTATATTTTTCTTTTTTAAACCATTCACATAAGCATTTTTTGCTTTTCTATAATCAGTAAAAGATGTTCTTAAATTGTCTATAACCTCTGATGACTCTTCTGGTATTTGGTTTAAATCAAGTATTTCTTTCTTAAATTTCAGAGGAGGCTCAGATGCATCAAATTTTATTTTTTTTAGTTCACTAAGTGTTTCTTGGAAATCTTTTTCAGCCTTTAAAATGTTTACATTTTTAATTCCTTTTTTAGTTAGTTTAGTTTCATCTATAGCATCTAACCCCTCAGTTTGTCCTTTAAGTATTTCCTCAGATGATTCTAGTTCTTGTTGTAAAGCTGCTTTTCTTTTATTCTTTTTATCAACTAATTCTTTATATAGATTATCATCTCTTATAGGTTTACCTTCTTTGTCTAGTACAAAGTTACCAGCATCATCTGTTTTATAAATAGATTTAGCAGCATTTTCTCCTCGTTTAGTTGTCTTAGTTCCTGTTATAGCATCTTCAACTAAATCATCTGTTTTCTCTACTAACCCAGCTTCTTTTAATCTATTATATTCTTTAGCAGTTCCTTTGAACTTTCTTCCTCTAAATGCTTTATTAGAACTTGTAAATTGTCCTTGTGAAGCTTTAATTTCTTTACCTTCATCTGTTAGTCCATGTCTAACATAACCTTCTTTTGTTATATTGCTAGCATTTAATCCTGTTAAGTCATCATAAGCTCTACTTAAATCAGGAAATGCACTTTCAGCTTTCCTAGATAATTCTTGTAGTTCAGGTGTGCTATTTAAAAACTTATTGGCATCATCAATATCTACAATATCTTCTGCTGATAAATAATTACCAAAAGTTTTATCTTTAAAAGCATCTGATAATGGTTTAAGCTTACTATTACTATCTAATAAAGTAACTTTTCTTCCATCATTACTAGCTTTTATACCATAATTTCTTAGTTCATCAGTAATAGCTTTAGCTGAATCTTCATTAAAGAAATCAACAGCTTTACCTTTTTTAAGGCTAGCTAATACATCATCACCTCTTATAGTACGATCATAAGCACTATCAACTTTTGTTTGAAGTGCGTCTGATATTTGTCTATAAAATGCTTGAGCTTCATCACCTTGTTTGCCTGATGCAGTTATTATATTATCAATATCATTATTTAAGTCATTGAGTACTCTTTCACCAATTGTTTTATTTACATTTGCTATGTTTTCAGCTTCTTTAGACTTCCCAATTAATCCACCTATATTTTTTGAGCTATCTACAGTCTTTCTTAATTGGTCCTTTACTCCTTTATAAACATCTAATTTACTTGTAGATATACCTAATTTTTTAGCAGCATCTTCTAAAGTGCTTCCTGTTCTTTCTGCGTACTTTTCAGCTTTCCTTAAATTTCTAGCATCAGATACACCTAAGACTTTCTCAATTGCTTTATCAGAAAGTCCAACACCTTTTTTAATTCCTTTTCCTGCTTTTTCTACTAATATAGAACTAATAGGTTTCCAAGCAACATTAGTAGTTTTTCCAACATCCCCTAACGTATTTAAAGTACTAGATGCTTTAGCTATACCTCGTGCTGTATCACCTAGTGTATCAGCAGACTTTACTAATTTTGTACCTTTTGACAACACATCACTTACATTGTCTGCTGCTTTTACAGCTTTTCCAGCTGTGCTTGCAACTTTAACAGGGGCAGTAATGTAATCTAATGGGTCTGCTACTATATCTAATCCTAGTCCTAAGAAATCAGAAAGAGAAAGGTTTTTTCTACCTTCTTTAGTAAATATATTACCTTTTCCAGTACCCTCCATTCCTAAATCTCTTAGAATTTTACCACCAGATGTTTCTTTTTTACCCGTTAAACCTTCTAAAGCACCTTTACCAATGTCTTTATTATTAATTGCATTATCAATAGCACCAAAAAGTGCTTGTTGAGGCCTATTTAGCACTTCAAATATATCAAAAAGCACATTTTGATCTTTCTTAAGATTTAGTGCTTTTTCTAAAGGGTTTCTTGTATCAATAGCTTTTTCAGGATCTACACCTATGTTTTTCAGTCTACTTTTATAGTTTTTTACTTGACCTTTTACATAACCCATGCCTGTTTTACGAGGAGTTTCACTGCCTGCTTCTATAATAGCAGCCATTCCTTTTTTAAAATTTGAATTTCTTCTAGATCGTGATGTAGCCATTAATTATGCCTCCTATCTGTTTATTTTTTCTTCTTTTTCTTACTAGACTTTTTAGCTTTATATAGAGTTTCCAAATTCTTCAATGCTTTAGCACCTGCACCTGAATCATGTGGAACATTTGCATCTGCTAGAATACTATATATCTGAGATCTTGCTGTTGAGTATGCTTTCTGACTTTTATTAGAATTTTGGAAGGCATCTACGGTTCCCGCTAATAGAGTACCTAAACCTGATAAGTCAGAAGCTGTTGATGAAGAATAACCCCCACCACCTCCACCACCGCTGTAGCTTCCTCCTGATGATTCATATTGTGCTTTCATTAACTCTGCATCAGCTTTACTTTTAGCTAAGTTAGCTTCTATTGAATTAAGTGCATTATTATAAATATTTAGAGCACTATTTAGTTTAGTATCAGTGTCAGTTTGATACTCTTGCAAGGCTTTTCTTAAAGTATCCATTCTTTGAGAATTATCAGTTGCTAAATCACTAATATCTTGTCCTTGACTCATTAAGTTTTGTAACTGAGCCAATTGTTGTAAACCACTCCCACTTAATCCTCTGGCAGCACTACTTATTCTATTTTGCCTATCTACTTGTGATAGAGCATTTTCTAAAGCAGCCTGATTAGACAAGAATGATCTTTGTTGATTTTCAACATCTTTAGCATTTTGTTCTTGAAATCTTTTTAAAGATGTTAGCAAATCGTTTCTAGTGGTATCATAAGTTTGTTTAGCAGTTGCTTTATCAGCATCTGCTTGTGATTGATAAGCAGCTAATAAGCCACTTATATCTAAACTAGGAGCTACATAGCCTCCAGAACTTCCTGAGCCTCCTGAGCCTCCTGAGCCTCCTGAACCCCCTCCATAATAATCTCCATAACCACCTGTATCATAGGTATTATCAATTTTAATTGAACTTTTTTTCTTGTTTTTTGCTTTATTTGCAAGATTATTATATATATTAGAAAATTTACTTTGCCAATCATTACCTATAGAAAAGTTTGACGTAGCTTTCTTTACTTTGTTTACTAAATTATTCATTGTGTTTTTAATTTTTGTTGAATTTGCTGGGTTATAAGCAACCATTTTACCTATTTTTCCTGCCATGTTATATTTAGCCATATTTATTCCTCCTTTAGTATATAATTTGTCAGTTTAATTATAGCATAATATATATATAAAAACAAGACAAAAAGACTAAAATATATTTTAGTCTTAATTTACTCTCCAAGAGCACCACATTCTTCGATCTCGACAATCAAATGTATCATATAGAACTCCATCAATTACTACTGTTATATGCCCATTCATTGTTATAAGATATGTTCCTACAGGGTATTCTTCCATAAATTCACCAATTGTTTTAGAATAATGGCATACTCTAGGGTATCTTTTATCTAAGTAACCCTCAACAAAGTTTACATCATCTAATAGTATTCCTTGACTTTGTGCTATTTCACTTAATTCATCATAGACTTGATCCCAAGATTTATGTTCAGCTACAGATATTGCCCTGACCACGCAATCGTTAACAAACTTCCCTAGAGCATTTGCATTGTAATATGTGAACATTAAAACATCTCATTTATTGTTACTATATATCTTCTAATCAAGTCCATTTCTTGTGGAGATCTTGCTTCCATTTTTAACATAGATAACACATTAATAATATTTTCTAAAGTATCATTTAGATTTTGCATTGAATTTTGTTTAGTATCATATTGTCCTTGATTCTTATAAATCTGATAATTTTCGTGCATACTTTTCATATAATCATCAGGATTATAATTATTTCTTTCATACTCTCTATAAGTATTTGCTCCATACATTCTACCATATCCTAATGGAGTAGAGCCATATTCATATCTTTCTCTCATATTAATTACTCCATTATTTTATTTTTTGTAAATATTTATGTATTAAACTCATTTCTTCAGGAGAAGCAGCCTCTTCCTTTAGCATGTTAACAAAATCAACTACAGACTTTAACATATATTCTAAACTGTTCAATGTTTCTTCCTTAGCTCCATAGTTACCACGGTTGTATGACCCTCTACCTTCTTCATATCTTCCATAATGGTCATACATAGCATCTAAGTAATTATGGCCTCTATAACGAGCATCATATCCACTTTCCATATAGCGTCCACGACTATCTCTCATTCGTGCACCATAGCTATCATATCTTCCATAATTCATGCTTTCACTCCTTTCAATTTCGTGCATATCTTTTTGTATATCTACTAATTGATATAAATAATTTAAGTTACTATTATTTATACCTTCTTCTAAAATCTTATCTATTTTTTCTTCTGTTGCTTTAAGAACTTTATCTTTCATAATTACCTCCCTTCTTTAAGAAGTGCTAATATTTCATCATTTTGTTTTATTATCTTTTGTAAATAATTACTATCTTGATTTTGTAATTCTTGCATTAAATCACTATTATTAAAATCTTGAAATAAGATTTGTAGGCTTAACACCTGAAATATTAATGCTAAATTATCTACACTATTATTCATTAAGCATACCTACGAATTATAATATTAGCATTTTTTACAATAGGTATTTGAGTATCAGTAGTTGTTCCATCATAAACAACACTAGGTAAACTATTTATAGAAACAGTCACATTACCTCTACCACAAACTCTTACATACTTTTTAATAGAAATATTATCATAGTCGCCAGCAGCTGCTATAACAGTATTAGCTTCACCACCATTTAATTTAACACCATCTGTAAATATACCAAAAGCAATAGCACCAGCAGTTGCACTCGTTACATTAGCATTAAAATCTATTTCATATATACCTCCTGCAACTAAATTAAATTGAGCAGAACCTTCATTATGATTTAGCCATCCATTAAAACAATTAGCACTTGCAGTTCTTATATCTGTGTCTGCAAAAGGTACTGGTGAAGTATTAGATGTTAAGACTAGTTCTTGTTCCTGTACCGATTGAATCATTATATCTCTCCTTCCTAAATTACAAAAAACCAATTTTATTGTTATTTTTTGCATAAAATCTGCAAATTTGCATAATAAATTATGAAAATTGTGCATTTTTTTAAAAAGAATAGGACTTGCCTATTCTAGTGTTCAGTACTGTTCAGTACCGTTCAATTAGCAAGTTCTCATTTGAGATTGTCTTAAAGACATTATGCTATACTATTGTGTTCCCATAGAAACCATTTCCATAAAAACCACCATTATATAATCCTACATATGGACTAGATACTGGGTATGCTGGAATTGGGTATGGACGAACTTGGTTTACAATACTTGTTCCTATACCATTAGCAGTAATAGTATTCTTTAAATCATTAACTTGACTTCTTAAATCATCAATAGTGTTTTGATTCATTACATCAAGTATCTTCTGAGTATTTTCAATACCTTGTGCTCTTAGATTGCAGCAACACTCATCAAGTTTAGATTGCATACTTAGTGCATTTACATTTGCTTGATTTTCTAATTGAGTAGTTTGAAGTAATATATCTCTTTGAGTATTATTATCTCCTATAGCTGATGCAAATTTAGCATCTTGAATGGCATTTACAACACCCATATTTCCTGTTAAAACATCACTTCTTAAATTACAAATATTAGTTGCATTATCTGCAAATCCATTTGATATTAAGTTGTTAGTGTTTTGGAAACCATTAGACACATTTGTACCTAAATTTTGAACATCCCTTTGTGTAAACTCAGAACTAATATAATCAGTAGTAGCAAGGTTGTTATAACCATTGTTACCCCAACCACCAAAGCCACCATTATTAAACAATAAAGCTAATAAAACGATAGCCCAAATACCATCTCCACCAAAGGCGTTGCCAAAAGCACCACCATTATACATGTAAGGTACTGTATTTGTTGCTAAGTCAACAGTAGGAACTATACCACTATTTCCATTCATTTGGTTGCCTCCTTTCCTTTAAATCTATATCAAACTCTATTTAGAGATGATACCTACTTCGGATAATTGAGCATTGGTTATACCAAAATTATTAGCAAACTGACTAAATTGTTTAATCTGTTCAGGGGTATAACCTTGCGTAACTTGTCTTAATAATTGTTGTGGGTCCCCTTTATTACTCATAAAAGATTCAAATTGTTGAAATGCTTTAGGATTTTTTGCCTTTAGTTGATTTAACATCATCTGAGCTACTTGATTCATTCTTGTTCATCTCCTTTTTCATAGACTCAATTTGAGCTTGTAAAAATTCAATCTGTAAATCTTTTTCATCTTTTTGTATTATTTCATTTAGTTCATAAGATTTAACATCACCTCTAGTATTCTTTATCCATAAAACAGACATATCTTTACTAAAATATGGGGTGTCTCCTACAACTATATCTCTCTGTACTTCCTCTATAGAATCTGCATATTTCATTGTTGTACTATTAGGTGCTATTTGAAAGTTCTGTGTTAAATTTGTTGGAGCCCCATTAGGTTGAGGTAATTGTTGTTTCATTTTTTCAAGTTCAGCAATTTGTGTGTTTATTCTGTCTATACTTGCTTGTGCATTGTATGATGACAAAAATGGGTTGTTAAACATAAATACATCTCCTTTTATAAAAGCAAAAGAAGAGTATACAATAATTGTGTTTTACTACGAATCATTGTCTAACTCTCCTTTCATTTACATTATTACATATAAAAAAGAACCTTGTAGTTCATCTAAGGTTCTTTTAGAGTTCATCCTTATGTTTTAGTATATTTTCTCTAATAGCTTTTATATGTCTTTTCATATAACTTAACGATTTAGGCTTGCTAAATTCATTAACAAGTTCTTCTGCTATATCAATTAATGATATACCATCTAAATAATATCTTGTTGCAATATACCTATCATCTTCGTCTTTAATGTATTCATCTATTATATGCTCCCAACTGCTTCTAGGTTTATCAAGCAATTGTGGATTTATTTTTATTCTTGCTTTTCCCATCTTTATATACCTTGTTTTTAACTGGTTTATTTGTTATAACAGATTTAAAAACATCAACAATAGTTAGATGGTTTCTATTGCCATCATGAAGTCTGTTCGCAACTCCTTTAGCTTTACCATCTTTTCTAGTCATTTTCTGTAATAGTTGACTCATTTATAGCATCACCTTGTGTTCCTTCATTAATGTTATTTTGTCCATTACCATTTTGGTCATAATTTCTATAATCATGACTATTTATGAAAGACATAAACATATAACATATAAAAACAATAGATATTATTAATATAAGTATTGTGATACTCATAAATATAATAATTTTATTCTTTCCACTCATTTCCTTTTCATAAGCTATAAAGGGAACATTTACTATACTTTTCTTTTCCATTTTATTTCTCCTTAATTGGTAGACTATTAAATTCTTTCATAATTGTACCTACATAACTATTACCACCCATGCTATTGTATTGCTCCCACATATAATTGACATTTTCTCTTTCATATCTAGGAACTTCCCCTATTTCACTATACACATAATACTTGCTTGTAATATTACTTCTAAGCAGGCATTTTAGGGCTTCTTCTTGTTTTTTATCTCTTGTTTTATAACTTCTAGCAACCCCTAATAGATACCCCATTACAGATGTTACTAAAAATGTTATTACACAAGTTATTATTGTGTTTAGCACATTTTATCCTCCTTATAATCTGTTGTTTTGTGGGCTGTAATATAATAATTTCCCAAAAACCATTTTAATTTGCCATATTTATTATAAATGCAACCCTTATATAAATATCATTTTCAACAATCCAATTTGCAACAGAAGTTCCACCACTTCTTTGAAGACCAATTGTTAGATCTCCGTCATCATTAACACCAACATTTGCACAATATGGTGTTTCATCTATACCTCTTAAAGCTTCTTGGATAATACCAAACGATTCCCAACTTTGCACGTTGCTTGAAATAACACCAGGAATATCCAATTTTATTCTTGCATATCTAGGCTCTGTTACAGAAGTAATATTTCCTCTAAGACAAACAACTCCCATAATTGTATTTTCATCTAAATGTTTGTATTTACCATATCGTGTTGTATAAGTCATAGTTGCATATTTTATTGTTGGCGTAAACCATTGGAAACTTTCAAATTTAAAAGCGGAAGCTGAACTTTGATATACTTTCTTTATTTTCATATTTTACCTCCTAATCTGTATTTTTTGTATATTCTACTGTAATATATAATGTATTACCATAAAGATTAGATGGAGATTTAAAGCGAAAATGAATAGAACTACTGGACTTATAAAGCCAAGTCCTAGCCCAATCACTAGAAGAATAATAAAAATTTGTGGGTAATGATTGGTCTGAACCTTTTATAAAAGATTTGCCTTCATTTATCCAAAAGTTGTTTGTATTTGTTAATCCCAAATTTCCATCTAAATCAGCATTATTACTTAATTCTAAAACCCATACTTTTCTATAAATAGGTTTCCCATCTATCCATGTATCTCCTGTTTTAACTTCATTTGTAGAATAACTGTTTACTTCTTCATACCCTATTGGTACTGTATCACCATCATATTCTACTATAGAACCTATAGGAAGTGTATCTGATACTTTAACATTCATTTCTTTCCATTCATTATTATATTTATATTTCATATTATTTCCACCTTCCTATTGCTTGCCAAGCTATATAACAATCTATGCCTTCCATTCTTAAATATAAATCATAACCAAACAAAACAGCATTTATTTTACTTACATCTCCAACTCCACCCCAAGAGCCCCCTGTACCATGTCTAAACTGGCTGCAACTCACTGCAGGTATGTTTGTAAATTCTTGTGGAAAAGTTATAGTTCTTCTACCAAGATATAAAATACTATCTCCATATTGGTTTGTAATTGATTGGTCTGTAACTTGCATATAATTCCAACATATCATTGTTCCATCAGAATACTTTACCCAATTCCCATTTGCATTACTACCACTTTCTATCTCTGAACCTATCACATTTAAACTTTCTGTAGGGTCTATCCATAGCTGTGTAGCTGGATTAGTAGGTTCAGTTTCACCTATAAAAATAGCATTTCCTGAACCTGTGCTTATCCTTTGTGAACCATAATCTATATATGTTTCACCTGTAGATGTATCATATAAAAGTTGGCCATCTATAATATCTCTACTATTTATTTCTTCTGTTGTTCCTCTAAAAGTAACAACGGTATCATCTGGGTCATCCTGCCAAACAATTTTATTCATAGCCTCTAGTGCTGCTTTTATTACAATAAAGTTATTGTTTAGTTGCTGTCCAAATAATTTCTCACCATCTTTAAAATCAGTTTTTAAACTTACATTTGCCATATTATCCCTCCTTAACTTTCTTTACTTTATATACAATTCCTATTGTTACTATAGAAAAATCATATAGATTTCTATTTCTTGTTGGAAGTCCTCTTTGTGCATATCCTAAATTAGTAGGATCATTATATCCATCTCGCAATATTATTTTAATAGATCTGCCTTTTGCACCAACTCGTATTTTAATCTGTTGTATAGTTTTTTCACCTAAAGAGTCTTTACCTAAAGTAAACTCCCCAAGAACTTTGCTTGTGTCAAGTTCTTTATTACTTTCAGATATTTTAACATAATAATACGTATTTGTACGTTTATCATATTGTATTTTATATGTTTCAGGATCAATTATCTTATTATCGTCCACTATTACAGTTATATAGAGTGGTATAGGATGTCCTGACTCATTAAGTAACTTAATAAAAATATCTTTAAATTTTTTAGTGTTTGTTGGGTACCCCATATTCATTTTGTGAGTTTCTAATAGTGATATAAAACCATATCCATCTTTATGTTTTTTATCCTCCTCTAAGAAATCCAAATTAGAAAATCTAAATGTCATAAAATCTATACTATCTAATGTTGCATCTGTATAAGTACTGTTATAGGTATAATTATACATAGGCACTATAAAGAAGTTACCATTAGAGTCATAAAGGTTAGATTCAAATATAGTATAGAATGGAAAAACTTTCTTTGCCATATCTTTATCTACACTATCTCCATTATACACTTCACCTGATAATGATTCAAGATTATATTCATAAAAAGACGGATTTTCTGCATTATATATTATCCAAGTTGTACCGTTTGTCTTTACAATAACATAATTACCATTTATTACAAACGCCTGTAGTACATTATTAATATTTAGCTCATTATTAAGTAATAAATCTATTTTTTCTACATTCTCTGTACCTTCTCCTAGGTAGCCTTGCTTTAATTGATAAAGTCCATCATTACCTAAAAATATTAGATTATTACCAACTGCTCTAACAGTATTACCATTAGCACAACCTACAAAATCATTCAATGGGTATATTCCAAAATCATCTGCCCCAAATGAACCTGCCATTCTTTTTATTCTTTTATTTGTAAATACAGCATAGAATTGTCTAAAGTAATTTATACTTGTAACAGATTCTTCCCCAGCTTCACTAGCTATATAAATATAGTAATAATTTGGGAAATAATTAAACATATCATATTCACTAAAGAATAAATAGCCATGTCCACCATATAAGACTAACTGATTATTAACCACTTTAACTCTGGTTGATGCTAAAACAAGTTTACTTATTTCATTTATATAACCTGTTTCGTCTATTGCGTTTGATGTAGTAGTTAGATATGTTAAAAATACATCACTGCCTAAAGTTATTTGTATTTCAAATGATCTATCACTATCTATACCACTACATTCAAATACAGTCTTTGCTGCATTCCAAGAACCAGGCAAGTCTTTATAAGGATTGGTTTCCGTTGATGTATCCCCATTATTTGGTCTATATTTTATTGCGTTCGCAGCAGGCTGAGTTTCACCTGTATAAAGAACGTGAAGATTAAAAGGTGTGTTATAAGGAATTTTTGTGATTGGTTGTTTAAATGTTGTAGATCCTTGTGTAATATTTAAACTATAAAAAACACCTTTAACTTTTACAGTTGTTCCTGAAACATTATAGTATTCTAGTGGGTTACTAGATAATATGTTAAAACCTATTTGGGTTAGTTCTATTGCTGTAGGTCTATATAAATTTTCATTTTCATCTCCACCTATAATTTTAAAAAGACTTGCTTCATTTGTATATGTAGCGTGAGTAGTTTTGTTTTCAGGTATTTGGTCTATCTCTATAAAATAATTACGACCTGTTGGAATATAAGAGTATCCATTATAGTTAGCTATATCTATAGGTCCTAAAGGTTTATAACTATCAACTTCTTGTATAAATTCACTATCATAATTTTCAGGTCTATATAGCCACCTTCTTATAGGAGATGCACTAACTGTTGGGTCTACAGAATCAAGCTCAACTTTAACATTATAACCTATATTAGTAGTATATTCCATTAATATATTTGCTCTTGTTATATACAACCCTGTTGTCTTATCAGTATTATTTTTAGTACTAAAACCACCTGCAACTAAAATACAAGTAAATTCAATAACGCTTGAACCTGCTAGTGAAGAATATTCTCCATTTAAAATAGTTTGATAATCTTGTAGAGCTTCTAAAAACTTATTATTTTTAATTATTTGAAATCCTATTATTTTATCTGTTTGAAAAGTAATTGTATCTAATCCTTGTGTAGCTGTTTTCTTTTCCCCTAATAAAATAGTATTATAAAAATCTTGAAGTCTTGTTAAAACTATTTCTGGTGTTTCATTAAATTTATTATTTACTATTGTAAAAGAACTTGAGTATTCATTATCTAAAATAGCTTTAATGAAAGCCCTTATATTAGAATTATATACAGCTGGTCTTTTTGATAATATACCTTCATTAGAATTATAGAAGTTTTTTAACTCTCTAAATGATGAATCAACAGATACATCATCAGCTGTTTTCTTATCAATACCTTTATTAAAATTATTTATTACACTATATACCTTATTTGTACCACCTTTTAAAGGTTGTTCTACAGCCATTAAATCCACCCTTTCCAATGTAGCGTAACATCACTAGCATCTATTTTAGCCATTCTAACAGAATCACCTGCATAATCAGTAATCTGTTCTCCTGTTTCAGGATCAAATTCTTCTACTATATCATTTAAGCCTTTGTCTTTAAAATCAGTTACAGCTTGCAAAAACCTGTTATAATGAAAATCTCTTGCATTAGTATCTGTGTCATTAGCAGCTATACCATATGCTAAATAAGGTTCAACTAATCTTAAAACCCAAAAGTCAGGTAGTGTCTTATAAGGTGTTTCAGAAGTATTTTCACTAGAAAATAAAGGTAATTTAGTACCACATTTACTATTGGTTTCGGCTATAGCAGAGTTTGATAACCCCACTACATTAGTATCATTTAGTTCTTCATCTGTTACATAATTAGAATTTTTTACTACATCATCTAATAACATTATATCCCTCCTTTAATAAAAGAAGGCTATCTTATGATAGCCTTACTCTCTTAATTATCCTACATATTCCATACCAAGATACTCTTGTTTTTTAGTAGTGTTTCTAGCTTTCTTATCAAGTGTAGATAAAGCTTTCTTCTCTAGTTTTTCTTTTACATAATCAATTATAAAAGTTGGAAGCTCTACTGTTCTACCATCAAATACCAAGTAAATATATATTCCTTGACAAGTTGATTCAAAACCATTTGGGTATAAAGCATTATAAACAACTTCGCATTTGAAAGGTTTTCTTTCATTGTTTACAAGTGCCTTATTTTCTTTCATAGCTTTAACTGATAACTCAGCATCACTTTTTTTACTATCTTTAAATACGGACTTAGTTGTATTAGTTGCCATATTAATCTCCTCCTATTTTTTATTTATTAGTTTTGTGCAGCATAAATGTCAGTTGGTCTTGTTAATGGGTTCTTAACTGCGTGGTGAATTATTGTACAAGCTACTGGATCAAGAACTTGTGCACCAAATCCCATAGTGATCCAACCTAGTGAAGCAATTTGTCCTAGGTTATCACCTTTCTTAGCTTCAAATCCAAATCTTTTCATTTCAATTCCTGCTGAACTTAAATCCATAACTGCATAAGCATTTTCACCAAATACATAAGTGTGATAAATTGGTGTAGTGCCATTTGTAATTACTGGGTAATTATATTCAATAAATCTTAAGTTATAAACATCATAACTTTCTAGACCATTATCCATTACTGGTTTATTAGTATTTCCTGGAACCATAGCTCTTTTTAGTAAGTTCTCATCATCTAGTAAATCTTGCATACCTTCTGTAGAAGTAACTACTATATATTTACTTCCACCAGCTTTTTTATGACCTCTACGACGAGAAACTTTCATTTGGTTAGCTACTAAACGACATACGTCTAAAGTAAGAACGTTAGCTGCTGTAATAGCTGCATCTGAAGGACTAGCTGTACCAGCTGGTACTACATAGTATACACCTCCATCGTCTTCAATAGCATCACGAGTGATTAACTCCATAGTCTCACTTGCGTGGTTTACAATTAATGGTCCATATTCTACTAATAATTGATCTAAGTTGTATGACTCAACTTGTCTAGTTACTTCTAAGTAAGCTCCATAAACTGCAACTTGTCCTGTAACAGTTCTAGCTCCTACTTTCATACCTTCAGGGTTTACACCCTCTGTAATTACATGACGATTATCTGCTACTGGAAGTGGTTTATAACCTCTCCATTGTACTGTATTAGTACCTGCATTTCTTTTTACTTTTTGCTTTTCACCTAAATTATAAAGCACATGATCTGATAAACTATAAGCTAAAGCTCTTAACAATGTATTATTGTCAATTTTTGCATTAGTAAGTCCAGAAGCTTGTGCTCTAATAGATGTTAATGTGTTTAATGCCATAAAATATCAACTCCTTCTATAAATTAAATTTTTCCTGCTAGCTGTCTAGCTAATTGATCTATCTCTTTATTAAGAGATTCAGTATCAAGTTTGGAAGTCTGATTAATTGGTAACTCTCTTCTTATGTTATTTTTTCTTTCTAGGTTCTTTTGGTAACTTGTATCGACATAAGAATTTAATACTCTGTTTAAAGCATTAGGGCTCATGTCCATAAGTTCATCAACAGTAAAACCATCTCTTTCTAAATCTTGACTCAATTTATCTACAGCAGAATTTGACAAGTTATTGTTGTCTACAAATTCTTGCAAATTAGATACAAAAGTCTTTTCTTTTTCTGCTACTGCTCTTTCTTCTCTTTCAGCAATAATAGAATTTTTTAAAGCTCTCATTTCATCAAGCTCTCTTGCAACTTCAACAGGTATTCCCTGTGATTTTGCAGTTTGTTGTATTTGAGTTTCCTTAACTGCTGCTATTAAGTCATCAACATCATTCATGCCTAGACTCTTAGCCAGATTATCAAGTTCCTCAAATTTGTTTTGAAACTCTTTATTTTGAGTTCTCATTTGTGCAAATGCTCTATTAGTTGGAGTTTCTTGTGTATTTTCCTCCTCATCATAGTTATCATTTGCTTCTTCTGATTCTTCAAATTCTTCATTAGTATCCTCATCTACTAATTCATCACTTGACAAATCATAACTGTGATCAAATTCTTGATCTTCGTTTTCTACTTCGGCAGTTGTACCTTCTGCTAAAATATTACTAAGTGTATCATTTTCCATATTATACTCCTTTCTCGCTCTTATTTTTTGGGTCTTTTCGGTCAGACCACATAGTATTATGGGAGCTGATATCATAACTCTACATATACTTTAACATATTATTTTAATAAAGTCAATAAAAAAACACCATTAAAGTGTTTTATGTGAGATACACCCTACTAGAGTAGGTGCTGTCCTTTCATTAGACAAATTTGAAAGGTATCTGTAATATATCATATTTTCTATATTTTGTCAAATTATACCTTATACAAATAAGTTCCAACAACCCAAAATTTATATTTATCACCAATTCCTGCATCTAACTGGTAATATGGAGTTCCACGAACTATAGTAATTTTAGATATTCTAAATGCTCTATTGAATACAAACTTGTAACCTTTTTTCATATGGATTAAGTCACTATTCCATACTTTTTTACCATATTGATTAGTGATATCAACGAACTTTTCTGGAATACCATTATCTTTCCAGTCAAACCTAGACTCACCACCTGCATTTAAGTCTTCTCTTACTTGCCATATACCATATATTTTTTGAACATCATCAGCAATATAGTAAGGAAAGTGTCCTGCAGTGTTTATTCTTACATTATCTCCAACTTTAAATGATTTAGCTAGTCCTGGATCTGGTGTAGGCGTTGGTGAAGGCTCACCACCATTTAAAGCAATTATTATTCTATTTTTAAATGTTTCCCATCTGTTTTCTGCTAAAATACGATGTGGGCAATATTTACCTGACCAATCTTGATGTTTTTTTACTCTATCAACACCAAGTCCATATTTTTTTAGTAAATAAGCAACTAATTGTACACAGTTCTCTTCTGCTTGCACATATCTAGCACCACCACTTTTTGAATAACATATCTCAATTGCTATTGATTTTCTATTTCCAGTACCATTAGCACCATCTCCACAAGAAAAGTTATTCCTATCAAGTGGAAGTCCTTGTCTTGCTTCTACATCATCAACTGCAAAATGATATGAATTGTAATTGTTTCTTTTCATATATGCTATTTCATTTGCTGCACTAGCATCATTTGCAGTATTATGAATAGTAATATACTCAGGTACCATGTGATATGGACATTGAGTATTATATTTTGACTCACTTACTAAATCTTGAACTATTTTAACCATTTATTTCATCTCCTTTTAATAAACTGTTAATTATATTCATCAAAGCACTAACACCAGAGGCTATTGTGCCTATTATTAAGCCTTTTATAGCCTCTTTATCAGTAAAATCAGTAGTAGATATGCTTACAGTTAAATAAGCAACTACTCCTTGTATAAATGTTTTTAAACATCTAATTCCTATATCTTTCCAATTAATTTTTTTCATTTATTTCACCTCTTTTTATTTTTTAACATAATATTGTTTCTAATACTTTTAT